GTTGAGAATCCCGAACATCAAGACCGTTTTTTAAGTATTGGTTATAAGATTTATCGCGGTGAAGATGCACAAGCGCAAACTACACCCAAAAAACGTACACCAAAGCAAGGGTAATTTATTATGTTGTGTTCAAAAATTATCGAAAATGTTAATTCGATTATAAATGACCCAAGCAATGTTGCGTTTTCGCTATCAAGAAAGATAGACGTATTAAATGATGCTATTAGAGCAGTTATATTAGTTCGTCCAGAATCTTCTTCTGTGTATTACTCCCATAGTATTCAAGACGATACTAAACAAACATTGCCTAATGATTGCTTTAGACTGTTAAAAGTTATTAGAAATGTGAATGGTACGACAAGGGGAAAATCTATTAGAAAAATGGATTTAGACAGAGTATCTGATAGAGTTGTTGATTGGCACGAGACTGTTACAAATGGCGATGTATTAGAATATGCCTATGATAATAGTATTCAAAATATATTTTGGATTTATCCAAAGCCATCCAGCATTGTAAATAAAAAAATAGAATTGATTTATCAAAAAAACATATCAGAAGTAACCGAAATTACAGACACATTCCCTCTAAATGACTCTTATTCTGTGGCTGTTCAAGAGTGGATGCTATATTCGCTATGGGGTGGTGATGACGAGCAATCGCCTAATTACACAAAAGGATTGAAAAGATATGAGTCATTTTTTAATTTGCTTGGTGTTAAAAAGCAAGCAGATGAATCATAAAATCGGATAATGCAATTATGCAATGCTCACAAATAATTAAAAACATCAACAACACCATAAATGATGTGAACAATGTCAAATTTTCATTGATTCAAAAAATAGATGCACTTAATGAAGCATTGCAAGCCTTAGTATCATATCGTCCTGATGCGGCAAGTTATACGACTATGATGTTGTTAGTGGCTGGTACGCGCCAAACCTTGCCGAGTGATGGAGTAAGACTATTAAAAGTAATACGCAACAAGGGCGTAAGCGGTTTAAGTGATGCTGGGCGAGCAATTCGCAAGGCTGATATGTTGGTTCAAGATGCTTTGCTACCCGATTGGCATTTAACAAATGGACAAACGGTGATTGATGAGTATTTCTATGACCCATTGCAGCCTAAAGAATTTTATGTTTATCCCCCTGCGCCTGTTAGTCCTCAAATTGGTATTGATATTAGTTATGTGCGCGTATTGCCAACGATTACCGCAACAACAGACACATTCCCAGTTGATGATTATTTTGCGCCAGCGATACAAGAGTGGATGCTTTACTCAATATGGGGCAGCGATGATGAGCAATCACCTAACTACGGTGCGGCACAAGGCCATTTGCAGACGTTTTTTAGCTTATTGCAAGTTAAGTCAAACTCAGATGTTGCAGCCAGTCCTAGAGCCGTGAAAAGGGGTTAAGCATGGCTACAGTTCCATATACCCAATGGCAGCCTTTCGTACAGGTTTATGTACCTGATTGCCCGAAAGCACTAATTATTGAAGCTATACGTCAAGCCTGTATTGAGTTTTGCCAATACTCTCGTTATTGGCGTAAAGAATTAGATGGATTTTACACTGTAGCCACTGATAGCGAATATGAGTTAATCACGCCAACAGATTCAACGATTGCTGATATTTTGGTTATTAAAGTCAATAAAGAACCAATTGAAGCCAAAACACAAGACGATTTAGAAAGTATTTACAGCGAATGGCGTGAGCAGAATGGCAAGCCAAAATACTTCTTTATGCGCGATAAAACAAGCATTGTCTTTGTTCCAATTCCTGATGCTGCATATCCTGTCCGTTTGCTTGTTGCGCTAAAACCAACTCAAACTGCTCAAGGTGTTGATTCAATTATTTTTGAAGAACATAAAGAAGCCATTAAGTTTGGCGCATTGGCTTATTTAATGATGATGCCCAATAAAGAATGGTCAGACCAAAACGGTTCTGTGCTTTATAAGCAACAGTTTATTGAGCTATCAACAAAAGCAAAAACAATAGCCGAACAGGGCTTTAATTTGCGTAAGTCTTTTAGAGTTAAACCGAATTATTTTTAGGTGATG